TTTAAGCGGAGGCGGTACTTCAGGTACAGTTACAGTAACTCTTGATATGTCAGAACTTACTGACATGACAGCGGCAATGGCTGGCACAGATGAGTTTATTGTACTTGACGGTGGAGAAGATAGAAGAAAAGCGGCAAACGAAATTGGATTAAGCATATTCAGTAACGACAGCGGCTTTACAACTAACGTTGGTGACATCACAGGTGTTACAGCAGGCTCATACTTAACAGGTGGCGGTTCAAGTGGTGCAGTTACATTAAACGTAGACGCAACATCGGCTAATACAGCAAGTAAAGTTGTAGCCAGAGATGGATCAGGTAACTTTAGTGCAGGCACAATTACAGCAACAGCAACACAGGCACAATATGCGGATTTGGCTGAGAGATACTTAGCAGATGCAGATTTAGAACCTGGAACAGTTGTTATGTTTGGCGGTGAAGCAGAAATTAAAGCATGTGACACAGACGGATGTCATGCAGTAGCAGGTGTTATTAGTACAGACCCAGCATACTTAATGAACAGCGAAACTGATGGTTTACCAGTAGCATTAACAGGAAGAGTACCTACTAAGGTAACTGGACCAGTTGCTAAAGGTGACTTAATGGTTAGTTCAGGAATGAGCGGTCATGCTAAAGCAGATAACAACGCACAGGCTGGAAGAATAATTGGTAAAGCAATTGGTTCCTCAGAAGGCGGCGAAGCAGTTATTGAAGTACTTGTTAACTTAATGTAAGCAAAAACTCAAAGATTAAAAAAGCACACTACGGTGTGCTTTTTTTTTGGCTGTTCAGATGCTATGCATAAAAACATAAGCAAGATCCGATAAATATAGTTAAATAACAATAAGATTACTAAGGGAGTAATAGTGGAAGATATCTTTAATTTGATCGCTGAGGTAGGCGCACCAATCGCCGGCAGTATGGTGATGGGCTTTTTTATATTCCTGGTGATTAGACAGATATTGGAAGGTATTGTTGATCAAGTTAAAACATTAACAATTTTTTGTAAAAGTTTAGAAGCAAGAGCAAGTACTATGAGTAATGAGATGATGAAAATTGATTTGCTTGTTAGTAGTGCGTTAGATTTAAGACCAGACATAGAAAGAATTGCCCGTGCAAATAATTTTGTTGAAGATGGCAAAGTTGATGCGAGAAGAGACTAATGGATGTAGGCTCATTAATTTCTGAATTTGGTTTTCCAGTTGTACTTTGTGTAGGACTTGGATACTTTATATTTTTTATATGGAGATTTATTGGAGAGCATATTGACCCTGCATTAGCAGATATGCATGTTGCTTTGATACGAGTCATAGATAAAACTCGTATGCTGGATCAGGACATGATTAGATTACAGCAAAAAGTAAATGTTGTTTTAGAATACAAAGCAAGACAACAAGTTTTAGAAGAAGCCAAACAAAAAGAGGCTCTTCGCAAACAAGAGGAACAAGAGGAAGACGAATGAAAATTACAGGAACACATTTAGGATTGCTGGTTATAGTAGGTTATTTTTTAATAGCCACAACTGCTGATCTACAAGCAGACGAATTAAAGTTTAAATTCAAGTCTCCATCTTTTAGCGGCTCAGGAACTGGTGCTCATTATTTAACAATTGAGAACCAAGAGAAAAGCAGAAGAGATAAAATTAAAGAAGACATTGAAGCGGCATTAACACGAGCTGAAAGAGAAAACGACAACAGTACAATTAATAAATTTATTAGAAATTTGGAGAGTAGGATTTATTCACAAATTTCTAAAGGATTAGTTGATAGTATGTTTTGTGATCCAGCAACAGTAATAACATGTACAAATTCAGACTCAGGTAGTTTTGAGATTGAAGGAAATACAGTAACATATATTAAAACAGTAAATGCAGATGGTATGGAAGTAATTACAATGACTATTGTTGATCCAAACGGAACGATAACAACAATAGAAATACCAATTGGTATAGGGAGCATAGGCGGAGGCTAATGAAAGTTTGGAATTACATATTGTTCGTTGTAGGAGCATTGTACTTAACTGGATGTGCAAGTGTATCAATACCTGGTGATACAGCATGTCAAAGTGATTTCCTCGAATGCATCGAAGAACCGAGACAGGTCGAACTACCAACATATAGAAAATTAAGATACCTACCACCAAGCGAATCAATGCCAGTGGTAGCAGTATATAATTTTACAGACCAGTCAGGTCAAAGAAAAAGTCAGGATGGTGTAGCAAGTTTTAGTACAGCAGTTACACAGGATCCTAAAAGTTTATTAATCGATGCTCTTAAGGCGGCAGGTGCTCAAGACAATCCGAAAGGAACTTGGTTTCGTGTTGTTGAAAGAGGATTAGGATTAGATAATTTAGTGCGGGAAAGGCAAATTGTTCGTAGTACACGTGAACAATATCAAAGCAATGAAAATCCTGCACAACAAGTTCAACCATTATTATTTGCTGGTATGATACTCGAAGGAGGTGTTGTAGGTTATGACACTAACGTAGAGACCGGCGGTAATGGTGCAAGATATCTCGGCATTGGGACAACAAACCAATACCGCAGAGATAGTGTTACAGTTTCATTAAGAGCAGTTAGTACATTAACTGGTGAAGTAATACTAAACGTACAAACATACAAAACTATCTTGAGTACAGGAATGGCAGGAGACGTATTTAGATTTTTAGATATGGATACTAAACTGCTTGAATTAGAAAGTGGTATGACACAGAATGAGAGTGTGACATACGCAGTTAGATCAGCGATCGAAGCCGCAGTATTGTCATTGATTAAACAAGGAGACGAGAGAGGTTATTGGAAAATTGTTTATCCTGAAAATTGGGACGATGAAGTTGCTAAGTTAGAACAAGCATACTGGGTTCGACTCAAAGAAGAGGAACTTTTACCAGACGTGGATAAAGCAAGACAAAATCTGCAAACCGATCCGGATTCTATGCCTTTATGGAAGAAAATACTTCTTAAAGACAAAACCAATATTGGAGAAAAAGAATGAAGACTAAAAATGTAATTAGAAAAATCGCAGTCAATGTCTTCGCTATAGTGGGTATAGCAGTATCAAGTATTAGCCTCGGTGCAACTGATAACGAAGTGTTATTAGATCAACAAGGTGACAACTTAGTATTGACTATTTTACAAGCAGGTTACGGAAACTCGATATCGGCTACAGAAACTGCAGGAGCAGGAGACTTAGTTGTAACCGGTGGAAATTTGATAATCGATATTATACAAGACGGTAATAGTAATAAATTCTATGGAGACTTATTATTTGACGGATCCGGATCAAGTGTAATGGATTTTTATCAATTGGGTAGTAGTAACGTATGGGACTTACAAATTGGTGTTAATAATAGCGGCGATAACACAGACATGTTAGTAGATATTCAAGGAGATGCTAACATATTTGACATTGATATCGGCGGTAATGCTACAGCAGAAAGCACAAACTTTGATTTAGATATACTTGGTAGTAGAAATGATTTTACAACAAGTTTTTCAAACACAAAAGTTTGGGCAACTGCCAGTGGCACCAATAGTGTAGGCGGTGCAATAAGTACTGGGACAGGAACTCAAACGATGAGTGGTATACAGATCGATACCAGTAACGTAGTTTGGGATATGGAAATCACTGGAGATGATAACGCATTTGCTACTAAACAAAGTGGTAATGGCGGACATAGTTTAACAGTGGTACTTGCCGGTAGTGATGGCGACTTCCAGTTCATACAAGATATGACAGCAACATGTACACCAACATGCGAAGGGATTATCGATATTAACCTCGATAGTGAAAATGCTTCAGTCAGTATTAAACAAACTGACTAAAACTTTAGCATTTGTATCACTATCGTTTATGATACAATTAAATGCCGCCGGCTCAATTGGCGGCATTGTTGAACAAAGTGGCGACACTGGTAGTATCGTAAGACTTAGCGGCGAACAATTATCAGCAGAACTCGAAACAAGTATAGTTAGTTTTGATGAAGTTGAAACAGAAAACGGAAGATTAAAAATTGAGTTTGTAGATCAAACACAGGTTAGTCTTACCGAACACACATATATGGAGATAGACGAATATGTATTCGATCCAGATCCATCAAAAAGTAAAATGGCTCTGAACTTTGTTCAAGGCACAGCAAGATTTGCCACAGGCAGTCTTGGACTTGTAGCAAAGGAAAACATTCAAATTCAAACCCCTACTGCGAGTATAGGGATTAGAGGAACAGATTTTACAACTACGGTCGACGAACTCGGCCGTAGTCTCGTTATATTATTGCCGGACGAAGATTGCACAGGCACCGTTAGATTAGAAGAAGGTTGTAAACCAAGTGGTAGTATAACTGTA